CGTCAGCCTCTTGAGCTTTCTGTGCGAGTTGCTGGCGCTTGAGCTCCAGTTCACCGGCTTTGATTTCAAGCTCGGCGGTTTTGACCTGCATTTCCTGCTGCTGTAGCTGCATCTCTGGATCTGGACCGGTCGGCTGCGGCGGTGGAATCATGGATGGGTCAGTCACAAAATCTCCGACATTCATAAAACCCTGCGCTTTGATCAATTGGGCAGTGATGTTGTAGAGATTCTGGATATTGAAGATCGGCAGTCCGCCGGCAATTGACTGGCTGGCGTACTGGAGCAAATTCGATAGGTGTGCGATCTGCTGGTCTTTGTTACCACTGCCGACACCAACGGCTACAGTCGCATCCATCTTGTCGTTCCACTGATCTGGTCTAACGCCAACCCAATCGCCGCGAAGTTGAACAATCTTTTCCTTGTCCTGGTTTTTCTGGAGCAATTCGTAAATGCGCTCCATGAGCTCTTTGACTCCGGTCTCGGCGAAGACTCTCGCGACGAGCTCCATGCGTGAATGGGATGCACTCATCACCTGGTTGACCGCCGTAGCTGTCGTGTGACTGGTCAGTGCGTTGTCGTTCAGACCCTGGCTCATGCGTGAGACGCCGGTCCTAGATTCACGAACGCCGTCGAGGTACTCGATCAATCCAAACGTGTGCGCTTCGATCGGATTGTTCGGCAGCGGTACGATCGCGTTTGGCGCTTTACTGCGGATTACGCCCCCCACTCTGGACGTCAGGAGGTCGTCTAAATTCACCATGCCTTCTTGAACAACTAGGCGGGGTGTATTGCTCAAGTACATCGAGTCGAGCACGTTACGCATGATAGAGCTCTTGATCTCTTGGAGCGGCATCACCAGGTCGGCAACACTGAGCCCGATCGTCTTGCCTGGAATCGGCGTCGGCGTAATCGTGATGAAGGGAATGTTGTCAACCGCAACGTTCTCCAGAATCTTATCTCCGATTACGCATATTTTCCTGAGCTCGGCCAGGCCGTCATTATCCCAATCGCAGCGCAAATAATTTTCGTGCAGCCAATACGTCCAAGTGGACTTATCGATGTTGCCCTCTTCCGCATCGCCCCACACACCGAATTCGTAAGTGTCATCGAACGAGTAACGTGCCAGGCGCTGGACCGACAGCTCGTCCATGTCATCACCGCGAGGCAATGTGTCGGGATCGATCTCGAAACCCATCTCGCGTAATTCGGTGACGGTCTTTTTAACGCGATGACAAACGAAACGACTTTCCTGTAGTGTCCGAGATTCACGCGCAATCAGGATTTCATCAGGAACAACGTTCTCTATGCGAATGCGGCCATCTTTGGCGGTCCGCATAATAACGACATCGTGGAGAACCACTTCGATGCCGCCCATGTCTTCAGTGGTCTGCGTGTGCTCAGTCACCTCGACTTCATCGACACTGATCAGTGATTCAAATTCAACGTCTGTCAGTCTTTCATACTCTTCCCTCTGTTTATCTTCAGAATAGTCCCACCAGACTTTAACGAATCCGTTTTTAAGTAAGAGAGCGTCATGGAACCAGTCGAGTAATATTTTCCAACCTTTGTTGGCTTTCAAGAAAACCCAATTGACGTAGTCAGTCGCCTGCTTGGCACCTTCTATATCACCAGGCTCGGTCGGATTAAACGTGACGATGGTATCGCCTGACGCGAAGACACGCATCAAGCTCGGTTTCATCCATTCAATTGCATCGGCTACGCTGGAATCAACATATTGCGAACGCCCTTCCTGTTCTGAACCAAAGGGTTCACCAAAATAATACTTTTGCGCTTTTTCGCGCTGCACCGAAACCTCGTCACCGCCGTATCCAATAGCGCCACGGATTTCTTGGTGGATGCGAGTGAGCAGTTGCTCTTCGGTTAATTTTGGTTGCTTTGCCATTTATGTACCTACGGTCTAGGCATTAAAAAACCGCCCGGTTGGGCGGTTTGTTGGTGCAGCGTTAGAAGGGACGGTCCCCTTATGGGGTTTCCTCTGAGTCTTTTTGCTTGTCCTGATTGGAGGATTTGGATGCCGGTGTCGGTGGCTTGCCCCACGCCTTGGTTGTAATGGTCCAACCTCGCGAGTAAATCGGATCGTTGTCTTTCGCCCAGCGAATTCTTGAACGGTTCCCCGTTACCGCCTTGTCCCCAGTGGTCGAATTCGCCATGCCAAATTGCCTCTGAATTAAATAAAACTCTTTCGTGTACGCGGAGTCGAGTCACATCTTCTGCCGCATCAATTGCACGCTCTAAATCAGCTTCTATTCTAGCATTTAAGGCAGCCGTAGATTCAATAACTTTGCTAATTTTTCCTGTGGATGTAACTCTGGGCTGGTTGTCCAAAAACAGCGTCATTGTGTTCGTTTCCGGGGTGTAATAGCCACCGGTTCCAGCCGCTCCGAGCTCCGACTTCAGAGATTCCAGAAATTTCATTGCCTGGCGCATGTTGGGATTCCCATCAAGCACCACTTCCAAAGACAGCGTCTTCCCGGTTTTTAATGGTCGCCCACGAATTACCATGTCCTGCTGATAGAACAAACCGGTCATGTCGGCCATATCAGCCGCTCGCTCTGGTGAGGCAAAAGCATCGAGCTGAATACTCGGAACCCAGGGATCATCGAGATACTTTCCACCAGCCAGGTTGGCATTACCTCGAACACCGACATCCGCCATCATCTCTGGCAACGTGTTTCTAAAAACATAATCGGTCAGAAATGCCTGATCCTTGTACGGCATATTTCTCCAGATTTCACCGTACTTTTTATCAAGTGGAGAACCTATCCCAAAAGTAAGCTCAGTCGAAATACGACTGATATTGCCTCGTATCGCTTCCGGTATCGTCTGAACACCACCGCCAACTTCGTCGCCCATGTACTTCCAGCCGACAGCTTGTATTTCATGCGGCGACCAATTGCCACCCATGAATCCTTCTGCATTCGCTTCCTGCGCGAATTGATTTATCTTTTCTGAACCGCGTTCGTACTGTGTATCGAGAACGCCGCTTTTCACATCGACTTTGATGTCGTCGGCCTGGTCGCCGAATTTCTGATGCAGCCATTTCTTGAACGTGTCATCCACATAACCCATATCACGGGTCGAATGCACATCCATGACCGCAGGTCCGCCGCCTTCTGGACGATCGCCCATGAAGGTCCGTAATTCCCGCTCATATGCGGAATCCACAAAATCCATCAGCTTGGGACCAGCACCTGATTCAATGTCTCCACCACCTAGAGCTTGCATAATATTTTGTTCAGCAAGACCGGCGGTCATGGGCTGATGTATGCCCATTGTTTTTTCTTCGGCTCGAAGCAGGTTTCGCATCGCCCCGGTTGGGCTTTCGTTTTGATTAGCAAGCAGCCAGCCTAGCATCGACTTCTCGCCCTGGCTCTTACCAAAAACTCTATTGAATTCTTTCAGTCCCTTGAGATACCAAACCCGATATTCTTGAATAACTTCCGCCGGCATCTTAGCAACCCGTTCTTTCCAATCGCTGAACGTGATGTTGCCGACAACCATCTTCTTGCCGTCTTTCTCAAGTACGATGCGCTCTTGTGGTGCACCAACCTCTTCCTTTCGACCGAGCTTGCGCCGCAACGCGCCTTCTGGATCTGGTGCCTTCATGCGCTTATAAAGATTTCCAATCTTTCCACGCGGAAGACTGGCTGCCAGGAGCAACGGTGTTGCGATCTGCTCTCCGGTAAATTCTTTAACCTCCTCTCGATCGGACAGGAAGGGAAGTGCTTCGCGCTGCTGCTCCGCCAATCGATTCAAGTAAGGAGCCAGCAGGTTGCCACCCTGGAGCGCAATGTCTTCGATCGCTGGAGTGAAAGCCGAATACGCCATCTGCATAGCCGGCAGCATTTGATTGACGCCTGGTCGAAGCTGACTGGCGCCTTCCATGAATTCTTCTTTCACACGGCCGGGATACTCTTTGAGATAACCCAGCAGCCCCTCCAGTCCTGGGGGACGGTAATCAAGAAGATTAGCCATCAGACGAGCCCGAGCTCTGGATATTCCAGTTTCCTCGACCAGCTCGGATCATCCGTCGCCTGCGAAAAGCGTGTGCTCATTACGGCATAACGGGTAGCTGACATGTGATCGTCGTTCATGGCGACCACTTTCGAATCCTTTCGATGATATTGACGCCACTCTTCCCACCAGTCGGTCAGGGTATTGAAAACTTTGAAACGCTCCTGCTCCATCATCGTCACCATTTTCTGAATACCGACTTCGATCGAATTACCGCCTTTCTTTTCTCCTAGTGCCGGCGGGTTGGTGAAGTGCATCGGTAGAAGATTGAGACCGAGGTTTCGGTACTGGTCGGCCAGTCCTGGGTTTCCCATCGCGTCTCTCCGGTGTCCGTCATGCGGCCACGCAATAGGACCGGTATTACGGGTCTTAATCGACTCCGCATGGACGTGCGGCGGCGTTTTAGTTTGTCCATAGCAGTCAACCACATAAATTGTTTCTTCGTCTGTGTCATAGGTTTCTGGATCTACAGCGATCGTGACGAGCGCAGTTTTGTGGTCCCAGCCGAGATCGAGCCCACTGATACGCGGCCAATCGTCCGGTATCGGAAAAGGATCGATCATCAACTTCTCTTCCGCTACCGGGAACACCAGGCCAGAACCGATTGACGGCCGGCCGTTTCGGCGCATCTCCCTTTCGTGAGGGCTGTACGCACTCATGATCTGTTCCATCATCGCTTCGTTCAGATGACCGGGCTTTTGATTCACCACGGTCTTCACCTTATCGGTCGCGTCGTCCCAGCCGGCATTGGTCAGGCTTTGCCCTGGCTGCAATCGATTGATGAAACTCGCGACCGTCTGCGTCATGCCATGTTCTGGCGTGAACGTCATCGCCACCTGGCCGCGCTTGTCGAGGGTTCGCGTCACCGCCTGCGAGTAAATCTCGCGTGGGGGTTCTTCATCTAGCCACACGAAGTCCACGCTGCGGCCGTACCAGCGTTCCGGGCCCATCAGGTAAGCGAGAAAGTACAGGTAGCTGGTGCCGCCGGTAATGTGCTTCACCTGAGTCACCGAGATCGCATTTGGTACGCCGGGCTTGCGCTCGGTCTTTACAATCGCATGGCGCGGGATCATGCCGGTGCCGAGCTCCTGCGGATTTCCTGGTGTGCCGAGGAGAGCGAACTGGCAAATGTCTCTTACGGTTTCGTTCGAGACGCCGCCCACCCAGGCGACGATTGGTTTCTTGAACCGCTTGCCTTCCCACCAATTTGGATATTTTCCAAGCAGATGGCTGGCTGTCTCGAAACTTCCAGAATGTGATTTTCCAATACGGTTGCCTGCCATAAGTAATCTCTGATGGCAGTTGATCCCCGTGTCGTGAAAACGTTTCTGGTATGGATACGGGTCGTAATACTCGATCGCGTTGAAAGTTTCGTGATCACGGATCTTGGTGATCAGCTCAATCTTTCGTTTGAGTTCCGTCCGTTCCGTTTCTGGGTCTGTGGTACTTAGTACGGTCGCGGAAGGTCTTCGCTCCGTTGAACTGGTTTGCGTATTTGGCAACTGGATTAGTCCTTTTTGGACTTGAGTTTCTTCTTGCGACGTTTTTTTGTCTTGCTGCCACTTTCAGCCTCCCAGCGTTTTGCCATCGCCGGTTGGTTGGCGTGCATCCATCGGCGCTGTTTCTCTGACGTGAATGGCATCAGTTGAGGGTGGTCGGGATGTCCTCAATCTCCGGCACGGTCTCGTTGCCCATGAGATGCGCGAGTTCTCGACGGAGCTCGCTCGTGCTCTTCTCAATTGTGATCTGCTCGATGCGTTCTGTTGGCTTTAGGCCGGCTCGATCGAGAATGTCCTTGGCTGCTTGTATTGCATCGCGCATCGCCTGTCGAGTGGCGTCTTCGATCTCTAGCGTGAACTGATTTTTCAGTTGGTGGCCTTTTTGGTACGCAGTCTTTGATGAGTAGCCAGCTTTAACGGCGGATTGCGTAGCATTTCCGGTGAGTACAAATTCCTCGACAAAGATTTCTTGCATCGATGTTCGCATATTAGATATTCCTTAAATACTAGAAAATCCCCCATGAGATTTCGGAAGAGATATTCAATTTCTTTTTCGAAAATAAAAAGGGGTGGGGTGCCCTCCCATTAAAACGCCCGAAAAAAGCCAGAAGTGGGAGCCGGGCCCACCTTAAAACGGTGGGGATCTGAGGCCGGATCAGGCCGGAAATCGGCCGCCAGTGGAGCTCGTGCCCAGGCCACACACTCGATGAGGGTGCGACATGGGCCGGAAATCGTTGGTACTACTCAGGTTTTGCCAGATTGTGGGACAAAACATGGGACAAACGTTGAAAACACTGGCTTCGAACCGGTTCTGGTGTGGTGAAATCCCAAACCGGAACACAGTTCGGGTTACTGAACTGGTTTGTGGGAGTTCGGGTTCAAAAACCGGGACCAAGATCTTTTGTGTGTGTGCGCACAAAAGATATAGATTGATGCATCCTATTCATAAGGACGCTTTACTCAGTTATCAGCCGATCAACCATCCAGTCGCATCGTTCGCCGCGTCCTTTGGGTCACCGTGAGGTTGTTGTACGCGGTGATTTGATGGATGGACCGCTATGAAAAAAACCGCCTCAAAGGCGGCTATACATACTACGGCAATCGTGATTATCCACATGTCACCTCTTGGTGTCTATTCCATTTACGCAGCGCAACACGCAGCTCATAATCGAGTTCATCAAGAGCAGACGTCAATAAACGCAACGATTCTTCATGTTTGCGTGTCCAGAAACGAATACCCAGCTCTTCAGCCTTTTGTTTCCGTGTCAAGTGCATCCCTTTTGAATAAACAAAAACGGCCATCTCGGCAAAGCGTAGCCACATCAACTGATCCGGCCAAAGAGAACGTTTCTTCTTTCGATCATCATCAGCCATTTCTCTGGTTATTTCTTCAACTAGAACCCACGCAAATCGCTTGTCTTGAGCATATTGGTATCGAGCATAAGCTCGACACAACGACGGCACCGTAGCCAATACATCACAGACTTCCTGCCAAGTTATGTCAGGCGTGCCACCAGTTCCTGGCCAGAACTGATTCGCTTTCGGGTTCAGCAGCTTGAAATGCTCAAGACTAAGCGCCATCGAGCTCTCGCCGCACCAGGTGGCACCAGGACATAATCGACAGCGTGACCTGATTATGATCTTTGAGATCTGGCCGAAGATCATACAGATCCATCATCGCAAACCAGTCTTGTCGATCAAATCTGTAAATCAGGACCGGCTTACCTTTGACTCTGGCTGCCTGTATCGCAGCCTGCTTCCAGGCTTCATTCAAACGAATATTCTTTCCTCTCTTGATCTCAATCGCCCAACCTGGCACGCCAGAGAGATCCGCTCCGCCTTCAGCAGCCTGCTGTTGCCAGTTCCGATGGATCTCTAGCTCGAGCTCTTCACGCAGAATCGCAGCGACTTCACGCTCACCAGCGGCGCCTTTTTGTCGGCTGTTTATCATTCGGAAAGATCTTGTCGTAAATTATCCGGTTCGGCAGAAACTGAGAGCTCGGAAACACACGGCCACCGCCATGCACCCAGCGCTCAAACGGCTTACAGGCCACGCGGTCATTAAAACAGCGAACACGATATTCACAGTCCCGATCGCAGGGTGCGAGACCCGCATTCCTGGCAGATGAAACAAAGCTATTCCAACTGCCTTCCTGGTCATCACTCAGAGCTTCCAGGGAGGTAACACCCCAGGTATCGGGGAGTGGGGGGAGGGAAGTTCTCTTCTTAATGAGAACTTCCTCCCCCCGACCCCTTCCGGCAATTCTGGCGGGAGGTTTTTGGGAGGTTTTAGGGAGGTTTGGAGCATCACGGCTCGTACCTCAAGCCGAGTGCTCGACGTATGGTCGGGTGGTCGTCTTTAACCAAACGGCCCTCCGCCAGCCACTCGCTGATGTACTCCTTAGCAGCCTCCTTGGTTATATCGAAGTGGGACATCATCCAGGTGCCGAGATACCTGGACTTGGCAGCCGCGTGATGACTGAAAGGATCTCCGCTCCGCCAGCGCAGCGAGACCGCGCCAAAGGTCTCGCTGATCTGCTCTTCGGTCAGGTGGCGATGGGCATCTAGCTCCTCGCTGATCTGCTCGGTTCGGTCGATCAACAGACCGCTCACCTTGTCGCGAATGAAAGTCCGAGTGGCAGACAGGCCAATGTCGTTGCTCTTAACCACCGCCCCTTGCACCATATCGAGCTCACCGAGCGGCTCGCCTATGACCTGCTCGACTGCATCCCGATCGCCAGCCTGCGGCAGCCAGGCGGCCCACACGAAACGAGCCGAATCTACAAGTGACGTCGAGCCTCTAATACACTCCCGCGCAGCCATCGGCCCGTCGATCTCTCGCGAGCCGTCTTTTCGCATGTGGTGTGATGCCAACACCGTCGCGCCGGATTCGGCGCACAGCTTGCCGGCTGCGGACCAGAACACCTGCGCAGCCGCCGGGTCCGCGTTGATGTCGGCCTGTACCAGAGCCTGCAACGGGTCCAGAACCACCAGGGCAACCTCACCAATCGCAATGATTTGGTCGCACAGATCCGACCAGGCGTCTGTCATGCGGTATTCGCCGTTGATGTGGGTCAGCAAAGTGCGTAAGCCGGCGCTGGTGTCGGCCAGCGGTACGATCCACATATAGTCGAGCAGCTTGGCCTTCTGGAGATCGCTCTCCATCTCGCCAGGCACCAGAAGCTGGTTTAGACGGCGGTGGATCGCGCTCTTGGAATCTTCCGAGGTGATGAATACGGTCTTGCCGCGTTTCGGAAGACGACCGCCTAGGGCGAACTGTGGCCCCAAACCGGGCCCAGCAGCCAGTCGCATACACAGATCCAGCATGAGGTATGACTTACCTACACCACCGAGCGAGCAGACCATGCCCGGTGTCGCTCGGGGCAAGATGCCCTCGATCAGCCAGTCAATAGGCGCAGCGTTTCCAAAGTATTGATCGATCCCCCAGTCAGTGATCGTGATCCAGGGTTCAGCCTGATAACTATTATCTTTCCACTGCTCTCGGTAAACCCCAGATCTGGCAGCCATATCTCTACTCATCCTTTCGATCTTCGGCTGGAGCTGCTCGATCGCCATCTCCTTAGCTGCCTGTGAAGAGGCAACCAGGTCGTCAGACATAAGAAAAAGGCGGGGGCTTGGCGCCCCCGCTAAATTTCGGGATGGTAAGTCCCAAGGAGGATGATCCCATCGAATTAGCCGGCGATGGGTCCGGCTACGTTCCTGATCCGAAAATGTCCGAGCGCAGTTCGTTGGCGCTCACCTGGTGATCCACTAATTCTACTAGAGTTGGTACTTTGTTGGCCGGAATCCCTCTTTTTGTCCAATTCCAAACGACCTGTCTGGATACTCCAAATTTCCTGGCAGTCGCGGAAACTCCGCCCAAAATATGAATGGCATAAAGAGCTGGTATGTGCTTTTGTTTACATAATGTTGACATAACCTTTATTCTCGCCGAGAATTCTGAAAGTTGCAACCACCCCCATAGGAGAAAATATATGGCAATTGATTTTAAGAATCCCGCTGATGCGGTCCTAGAGCAAGGTTTAAAGATCCTGCTCTATGGTGCCGCAGGGTCAGGCAAGACCGTGACGTGTGCGACGACCGGCGAGTCCACACTGATCATCAGCGCAGAAGCCGGGTTGCTCTCGATCAAGGATGCACCAGGCGACATCAAGATCGTGGAGGTCAGTACAAGCGCCCAAGTCGAAGAAGTGCTCGACTA